TTTGCCACTTTCTTTCACCATTTAAAGTTGATCCAACTGGTGGAGGAATAACTCCTCGTTTAATTAGTGATGGAATATATTTTCTATGTCTATTGACAAGTTTAGCAGTTTCTGCTACAGTATATGCCCGTTCTCTATTTTTTCTAAAGTCAACTCTTAAACATGTTTCTATTCTATCTTTTGTAATATTGTAAACAGAAACTAAACCAGTTGATCTTGAGCTATGGTACAGCCTAACTAAATCTCCATTAAGAAACCAAACCTTTTGATTACCTTTAATTACAGATTGGCTATTGTACTCTTCGCCCTTAATTGTTCTTTTCTCAGTAGCCATTTGCCTTCCTGACTTGCACTTGGTGGATGAAAGAATACTCTTGTCCCGCAAGATATGCAATAAGTTTCTAGATGATCTATAGATGTATATTGTCTATCAATAAACATTTTGCCATTACACTTTTTACAATTTAACAATATAGTAACCTAGTTTGGTATTCCGATAATAATTAGATGCACATCTAAAGATAAGTTTCCGCTAGCATTAAATCTAACAACACCTTCAACTCTGGAAGTAGTTGGTTTTTTTAAAACTACGGAAACGTTTGATCCTGCTGGAGTGTTTCCTGTATTAATTATCGTTGCTGAAACAATTGGAGAATATTTAAAATCACTAGGAAAATCGTACACAAATGTTTTTTCTGATGAAGCAGAAACTGTACTGTTATCTGCAACTCCTACAATTCCACCAATAACTCTAGCATCAGAAGTTTTAATGCTTTGCTTTCCAGCACTGGCAGTATCAATGGTCGTATAGTTATAGCTTGCGGAAGAAACCTGTGTAGAAAGGTTGTTTACTGTGTCAGCCAACTGATAGATGTATGTAACATCTAGTGGTTGTCCTCGCTCAGGTAGTGGTAGTTTAGCCATTTTATTCCTCCTATTACATTATATCAGAAATTGTATACGCCAGAGTCATAAACCAAGAAATCTTCTTTTATTTCTTTTTTTGATGACACTGCCTGTATTATTACTCTTACACTCGTTGTCCCTTGATTGGCAAAAGAGTAGGAGTGGCCTGTTGCTATGCCTTTATAAACAAACTGATTGCTATCAAATTTAACAAAGACATCATAAGTTGAAGAAGAGTTTTGGTCTTCCCATACTGCTGTAATTATCTGTTCTGTTTTTGAAACAGCTCCAGAAGTAATGAAAACATCGCTTCCAATAGAGTTATATATTGGAGACCAATGCGAGCTTCTGTTTTTATCTTCAGAGATTACTCTATAACGAATATTATATTTTTGGCTATCGTAATCAACTGGTGGAAGTGAAGTTTTTTTTACTGTTATTTTTTTGATATTAGAATCAGCCATTATGAAACACCAATTGAGAATCTAAACTCAACATAATTATTTGTGTTTGGTGATTTAATAATTGCCTCACCATCAGTGTTTTGAATAACTGTATACCCAGTTAATCCATATAGTGGGTTTTTTGTTGCAATGTTTTCTAGTCTCATTGCATCTAAGGCAACATAATAATCTGATGATGGATTTCCGCCATCAATAACCGATACATATATTTTAACAACACTAACATCGTTCCAGTTAAAGTTTGCACTTGTGTATAGGTCTTGTAGCTGCTTTGAAACAACGTAGTATCTATTAGTTTCGAACTCATCATCTAATGGCAAACTTAAAGAGCTTCCATTGTTTAGTTCAGCTTCAAATCTAGCATACTCTCCAGATGAAGTATCGGATGAAGAAAAATCAACTAGTATTCTGATGGTATCTGGAACTGCGCTAGAACCTCCATTTTTACTTACTAGAGAAAATGCTAGTCGCATCTCATCTATTGGAGAATTTTTTGTAAAATCAATATCTACACCAGTTAAATGTATATGTGATCCACTAATATTAAAATGATCCTGTGTTGGTCCGCTCTCTGTAATTACATCTAGATCTGACATATTGCCTTGAATTAAGATCGTATTATTTAAAAACCTACATCTTTCATATCTCTCTGCTCTAGGTGTTTTATAAAATATACTGTTATCAGAGTTAGCTTGAAATACAGGAGTTGCTGTTAGTACCCCTGCGGTATCATATTGTTTTGTTGATGAGTTTATTAAATATGAGCCTGTAATAATATTATCATTTTCAGTGTCAAGCTGTACTGGTATTGTTGGAATTAATGTTGTAGATGTTGAAGTATGATATTGCCAATTTTCTGTATTGGTAAACGCAAAAATTGTTTTGCTATCGTACGTTCCAGCAGATGGGTTTGATCCTGCTGAGTATAGTCCTACTTCTGTAATCTCATATCTTTCTTCCGTTGGCAATTCAGCCGTAAGAACAATTTTATTCATACCATTTTCTTGTACATACCCTCTTGAAGATATTGGAACTCTAAACATTTCAAAATCTAAATTCTCTTTATCTGGATAGTCTTCAAGGCTTTCTGAGGTTTTAAATGGTTGCTTTCCGCAGCCAACAGCAATATAAGAAGCAAAAGCTGGTGCTTGGCCTAGCAGGTACTTGCCAATAATAGTTTTACCAGTATTAGTTATCATGATGTAGCTTCTCCTAAATATGCTTCATATATTGTACCACTTAAGCTAATTTGTACCTCGACTTGCTCATCACTGTTAAGATTAACTAACTCTATCACCAAGTCTCCAGCAGCATTAAAATAAACATTTGAACCTCCAGGGCCGTTGCCTACAGTAGGCACTTTTTCATTTAGATTAATTGGGAAATTGTTAAAAATCTTATCTGACGAGCCTTGTAGTCCAACTAGATTTAATGGATTATATTCTTGTTGGATTGCTGTTAAGTTTTTAATTACATTATAAGATACGCTTTGACCATTGATAGTATCATTTCTAGCAATGTTAATTAACTCATGTCCCCCAATATTTTCAAAGATAATATCAACCATAGATTCTGGTGCTACCAATTCATCATTAAACAAAACTGTGTCTATTGGGGCAGTCTTAACAGAATTTTGTTTAATAAAATTAATAGCTGAATTGGCTAGATCGGCTGGCGTTAATGGAGATGCTGATAAGCTAGAAAAATTAATGTCAGCCATTTTATACCTCACTCAAATAAATAGTCATAGAAGGACCATCCTGACTTCTGCTATAGGAAATATTATAAACAACAAACCTTGTAGAGTCTCCTGTTACCAAATCTAATCCGTCAGAATTTTTATAGTCTAGAGTAACAATGTCTCCTAATTGTAGTGTTGGTATGCTAAAAATGTTAGCTCCAATTATTTTTTTAGGTTCCATAACTTTATTGATGATCCAGTTCATAAGAGATTCTGCGCTATCTTGTGTCTGAATGTATTGACTGTCAATAGAAAATTCATTTTTGCCATACGTCATTCTGCTTTGTCTAATTTTGTCATATTTTTCTTTTTCAATAAAAGGAGAGATTATCTGATTTGTGTCAGTTAATTCTGGATCTGCCATATTGCTACGCTTTTTAAAAAATTCATCAACAGTTAGATTATGTGTTGTTTGTTGAGTAAATGTTATTCCTTGAATTTTTAAAGGACTTCCTGTAGTGTCATCTAAGTTTATTGCTTTATCTGTAGAATTAAATACTAGAAATTCTGCGCCATACGAGTCTGCCTGAAAACCCGAAACCATATATGATTTAATTCTATTAAAGCTTGGAAAAATTTGAGCATAAAGAGCTGGGAAGGATAGATCATATTTAATGTCAAAGTACGCACATTCTCTCATGATTGATCCAAACTCTTCAAAATACATATTATATTTTGGTGGCTGTTGAGAACTTATTCCGCCAAGGTAAGTAGATTGAACTATACCACTCATGGCATATTTTCTAAATGACTCACTAGCGTCAATGTCTTTATCCCCAAAGGCTTTAGAGATTGTTTCTTCAACATTAAAAGATGTATTCTGAGAATAGTTTTGAGATAGCGCATATACATTTTCAAACATACATCTAGAAGATCCACGAGTAAATAAAGCCATGTTATTATAGATTGGTAGAGGGTCTGTGTCATCTACTACCTGAATTAGCTTGTTATTGATATAAAGATAGAATCTTCTTACTTTACCAATGTCTTCGTATTCTACTGATAGATCATATACCGTTGGATTTTCTTCTCCAGCAAGTCTGTATTGTCCAGTAAAAGATCCGTCATCAATTAATATTTTTCCTAAGCCTCCCCATAACTTTACAGGAATAGCTTTAGAACTTGACAAATCCTTTTTAATTTTATAAAAAACAATATTATCTATTGAGACACTTGAATTGCCAGCATTATCAAACTTAAAATATGATTCAATGTTATTTTCAGTAAGTGCTGTAATTTCAAAATAATATCCATTGTTTGTTTCTGGATTAAGAAGTACTGCTATTCCTCCTCCTGCGCCATTAATATTAACATTTTGATCTGTGGTACTTCCAGTAATCTGATAGTAGGGGGTACTTCCAACAGGTGTTTGAAACTTAGTAGGATTGTTTTCAATTTTTCCAACAATGCGAACTCTAGTTCCAAAATGTTTGTATGCATTATTTAGCTCTTTATAAACATAAGAAACAAAACTAATTGGGTTTTCTGTAGTTTTAAATGATGGTCCATTTACAACAAGTGCTGAAGACTGAACTGTTCCAGATTGGGTTGACTGTAAATTATTTACAGCAGTTTCAGTCAAGTAAGCTGTTGACATAAAATTTTTAATTATTCCATTTCGTGTTGTTTTTTTTGCTAAAACATTATTTACTCCAGCAGCACCTACTGCTGTTACTGGCAAGGCAATATCTTTTAATAACTGATTAGTAAAAAGATATGTATGATCCATGTCACAACCTCTAACATAGTCATTATTTGACCAATAAGATCCTGCTCCTGCAAAGTGATAGGCTAATGGAGTATTGAATTGACCACGACCATGATCAACTACTGGACCATTCTTAAGTCTAACAATATCTCCAATTGTTTCATAATATGGTGTTGCATAAATTCTAACTAAGCCAGTAGGGTAGATTTTTCCGTTAAATGGGAGTGATGAAAAATATCTTTGATACTCTTCGTTATTACTAATCCAAACATTACCAGTTCCTGTAATATTGTATTGAACAGCATCATACTTAATTATCTCTCCATTAGAGTAAAAGTATCCTTGATTTCTTGTTAACCAATAAACGTTTTCTCCAAAATCAATTATGTTATTGACTAACACTCCTGCAACAACTTGTGGCGGTGTTGAAGATAGGTCAGAGTTTAATGGCATTGCACCTAGTACGTAGCTTCCTTGTCCTGATGCTATTTCATTAATAGTTTTTGTTGGTTCAGTTCCAGCAACTTCCCACAATAAAGATGGCTTATAAACCCAAGTTCTTTCATTATCGATTAAGCTTGCTTGCTTTAGCTTTCCTAAAGATCTTTGAATATATCTTTCTGTATAGTTAATCTTGCCATCATTATAAATCTTTCTATCTTGTGAAGCAATAGATATTAGGTTTGGTAGTTTTCCAGATGAACTATTTTCTATTACTCCAGTATCGGTTTGATTATTTGATCCAGAGATTACGAAGTCTGTTGCTCTTTGAGCTTCTGTTGGCATTAAATAATCTTTGCTCATAACAATAAAATTATTGTTTTCATCAAAGAACATTGCACTTTGAGTTGCCCTAGCTAACTCATTTAAAACTTCTGCAACATTTTGATCTGGAGCAATAAAGAAATATGGAATAATTGCTTCAGATTCTCCAGCAGTTCTTTTAAACGAATAATTGCTAAAGCCAACATAATCAAGCAATAGACTGACGGCATAGCTTAAGGATGTTTCTGTAGTCAATAGTCTTGGAGCAGGCATAGACTCTAAGAAAAAGAATAGATCTCTTAGGGTTAATGAAAGTGATGCACCATTACCATTAGACTGTGGCATTCCTTCCGAATACAAAGTCTTAATAGGAACAAAGTAATCAAAGCCATCAACATCTAAAATTACCTCATGAAAACTAAACTTAATATTTTTTCTAATATATTTAGATATAATGCTTGACGTATTGTTTTCATTAAAAGCTTGATCATCATCAAATATGTTTAGGGTTCCAGTAGAGGCTAGTAGTTGTCCTACAGGCATTGAAGTAATTCCAACGTCTGATAAAATCTTTGTAATCTGAAAATTAGTAACCTTGTCTGAAATATTCACTATAAGTCTTGGTGACATTTCAATTAAATCAAAGGTAGAATCAAACTTATTCATTGTCTCTACGACAATTCTCATGCCACGAACATAATCAAATTCACGATAAACAGTTGATTGATCAATTGCGCTAGTAAAAGAATCTGGATTTGTTAAATCTTTTATAAACCCTACCTGGGAATTTATAGTTTCAGAACCTAACATCCATCCGTATTCTGGAATAAATGTTTCATATTCTGATGTTGTTGAATTCCAAACATGAAATGTTCCAACATCTGATGCATTTTCTTGAACCAAATACGCATAACCATTATATGATTTTTGAGGAAGTAAAGTCATTGATGAAATTTTTTCTGCGTATACAAAAATAGATTTATATTGATCTGGAAGAATAACTCCATAATGTAACTCTAAATATCCGTCTGGACCTATGATGCTAGATCCGTCACTTCTTAAAGAGTTTTCATTAAATGAATAAGCATCTACCCAGTTATTACCTTTTAGGTATTGGACTTTCCATCTTGATGGAGTTGTTTTATTTACATCTCCGTAAAAAGGATCTCCAGAGGATGCTGCGCCATTAGTAAAGGGTCCAAGGTTTACTGTTCCTACATTAGTTTGCATTTTTACAACAAGTCTATTTGCTGGAACTTGTTCTTTGTATACAACAAATGGGGCTGTGTCATCAATATAGTAGTTTCCATTTGTGATATTTTTTGCAATTCCATATTCACTATTATCTTCTGTTCTATAAGATGTCCAGTATTTAAATTGATCATACCTTGAGGCCATATAGTATCTTGGTCGTTCAGCAAGGCTTGCCCCAGAGTTAGCCAAGAATCTACTATTAAAATATGATGCTTTGTTTATTCCTGATCTAGGTCTAAATGGTTTAACACAATCCTCCAAAGAATAGATCATTTTAATCTTTTCCTTAGTTGATTTAAATGTTTGGGGGATTGGATTGGCTACATCATCATTAAATCCACTATTGACTACTACGTTAGAATCGGTGGCTCCAGTATAGTACCCTCCAGAATCGAGCTGGTCAAAATCTATAGGAAGTGTAAAGAACTTACTAGATGAGGTAGTTGGTCTATATCGGTAATTACCCAGTTTAAAGACGTTATCTGGCATGTTCATGTTCCACTCAGCCAAGACCAAACTCTGCAGCCTAACGGTCGCTGATGCCTCTAGATGACCCTTCAGTGCCTCACTTACAAACACTTAAACCTCTTCCAGGGTTACAGACACATTCCAGAGATCCATATTAGTCCCACCACGCTTTTGAACAGAATATGAAAAATCAGATATGTAGACTTCCATGATTTGGCTATACTGATTTAGATGGTTAAACTGGCTTTCACCCGCTGCAAAATTCTTATATTTATCGTATGATAAAAATACCCAAAAAGATCCTTTGTGGTTTTCATACCAGTCTAGGAGTTCTGCTCCACCTGCTCCACCATCTACTGTAAACTCTTGAGATGGGCTTTGGCCTTTATAAGGAGATAGTCCTGTTGTAATCCCAAAATCTGCAACATCAGGATATGCTCTTGATGGTAGGTTATCCCATGATGTGGTGATTGTCATCTTATCTGCAATATGATAAGATCTCATTCTTCCATTAATGGTTCTTTCACGCTTCTCAATACGAGTAGGCTTGAACTC